CAAGTCGATGGGTATGCTGTCGGGTGGACAGGCCAACCTGTCGCGTATTACCAGCACGACCGCATGGTTCATCCAGACGGATGCACCGGAAGGCCTGAAGCTGCTCATGCGTCGCTCGCTGGAGAAGTCCATGGAAGGCTCATTTGAGGACGACGCGCTCAGGTACAAAGCTACTGAGCGTTACGCGCTTGGATTCACGGATCCTAGATGCCTCTTTGGAACCGCCGGCGTGTAAACGGCAAAACGAGAGGGAGTTTCGGCTCCCTCTTTTTTAAAATTTCCGGGTTAACTTTTGGTGTTGCAGACAGTCCCGGCTGACGTCATGCAGACTGCACCACCACAAATCCGCATGAGGAGAACACCATGGCTAATACCACGTTCAACGGCCCCGTAATTTCAACCAATGGCTTTGAAGGCAACATCGAAGGCGATGTCACCGGAAATGTCACTGGAAATGTCACCGGTGACGTTACATCTACGGTCTACACTGTTGCTACCCTTCCTGAAGATATCACACAGGGCGTTGTGCTCTACTGCTCTAACGGCTACGCTGGCGTAGCTACGCTTGTCATTGCCAACACCGCAGGTGATGCTTGGGTTCTTGCTTCTGATGGCGCAACCACTCCGGCCGCCTCCTAAACTCTAAACGGAGACACCAATGGCTGACGCAGTCACATCACAAACCATCCTTGACGGCGAACACCTGTTCATCGGCAAGTTCACCAATATCAGCGACGGCACCGGTGAAACGGGCGTTGTAAAGATTGACATCTCTGCATTGAGCGCCAACGGACACGGCCTCGCATGCAATGGGGTGAAAATCAACAAGCTCTGGGCGCACACAATCGGCATGAGCGTCGACATCCTTTGGGATGCAACGACAGACGTGCTGTGCGAGACAGTCCCCGCTGAAAAGCTCATCGAAATAGACTACAGTTCATTCGGTGGCATCCCGAACAACGCTGGAGCAGGCAAGACGGGAGACGTGTTGTTCACGACCGTCGGAGCTTCGGCAGGTGACAGATACACCATCATTCTTGAATGTATCAAAACCTATGCATCAGCATGAACCCCGAACACATTTTTCAGGTCTCGATGGCGGTTGGCGCATCTATGGTTTCCGTCATCGGGTTCTTCGCAATCCGCACATTGAAGACAATCGACAGCAATCAGGAGAAGCTCGCTGAGCGCCTTGATAAAGGTCTGGGTGAAGCATTCGAGCGTCTGCGTGCAGTGGAAATTGATCTCTCAGAAGTAAAGGCGGAGCATCGTCTCAGCCAATCAAGCAACTACAACAGGACAGCATCATGAGCAAGTCTATCAAGTACGTCAAGGACTTCGAGTTTCCATCGGAGTTTGGGTTCAGCGGCAGCGCCGGCAAGCAGCAGGTCAAGGGCTACGCCCGTGGCGGCAAGATTCATGGCGACGCCATGCAGGACAAGAAAATGGTCAAGGCTGCCGTGCATAAGCACGAGAAAGCCCAGCACCCCGGTGAACCTCTCACCAAGATGAAGGGAGGGGGAAAGATTGAGACCAAGACCGAGCGCAAGCGGTACCAGAAAAAGACCGTAGGAAAAAACACCAGGAGCGTTGAAGCAGAAATTCGCGAAGCAGAGAAAAGGCTGGCGACTATACCTGATACGGAGGCACAGCGTGCTATGCGAGCTGCGGCTGCCCTTGAGATAGAAAACGAAAACCGTCGGCTTGAGAAGAACATGATTGATGGCGGTGGAGAGCTTCCAGAATACATCAAGAAAAAGTTCGGACTGAAGCGCGGCGGCGGAGTCAGGCAGGGCATGATGAAAAAGCAGGGGCCTCAGGACGGAACTGGACAGCGCAAAGGCAAGGGCAGCTTCAACCGTGAGCCGATGCTGAAGTGCGGCGGAAAGGTCAAGAAGTAGTTTGTTTCTGACGAGAAAAACACTTTCTTTAAGGTAAAAGGAGACCAGGCATATGGCCTATTCGGGAAGCATTGGCGGAACCACATTCAACGCACTGAAGGTCGTAGACCATGCCTTCAGGCGTTGCCGCCTTCCTGCGCAGGCCATCACGGCTGAGATGCACACCTATGCGCTTGAGTCTCTGTATGTCCTGCTGTCGGAACTTGCCAGCAGCCGCACGCCGAGTTGGTGCATAGACAGCGTTGTGTTGCCTATGTATGAGAACGAACCTATCGTCACGCTTCCCGCAGGGACGGTTGACGTGCTGAACCTCAACTACAGGGTTGTGCAGGAAGTCACCGGTACTTCAACGCTTTCGGCTACCGAGTACGAGGTGAACTTCACTACGGACACAGTTGTGAACACTGTGGGCATCAAGTGGGCGGCAGCGGCCGTGCCATTGAGCTTCCAGACCTCCGACGACGGCGTAACATGGACAACGGTCGGCACGCAGTCGACAACCGCCGCGTCCGGCGAAATCACTTGGACTGACATAACGGCTGCGGTCGCCAAGGCCTACTTCAAGATTGTAGCTACAAGCGGCACGCTATCGATGACCACGGTAACGCTCGGCAACACACCGCAGGAAATACCACTCGGACAGCTCAACCGTGACAGCTACGTCAACCAGAGCAACAAGGTGTTTGCTGGGCGACCGAACAGTTACTACTTCCAGCGCAATCTAGCAAACCCTGCAGTGAATATATGGCCAGCACCATTCGCGGATGCCGAAGATGCTCAGCTTGTGCTTTGGAGGCACCGTCAGATTATGGACACCGAGAACCTGCAGCAGGATGTTGAAGTGCCGGCTAGATGGCTTGAAGCCATCATCACCAACCTCGCAGCCAAAGTCGGTGTTGAAACTCCCCAGGTTGACGTACAGGTGGTGGCACTTTTAGAACAGAAAGCGGCAATCACACTGCAGAAGGCTTGGGATGGCGATGGGGACGGAAGCGCAACGCAAATCAACCCCGGTATCGGGTGTTACACGCAATGAGCAAGTTCATTGACCCAACTGGGCAACCGACTTATGGCATCGGCATATGCGGCAGATGCAGCAGGAAATTTCCTCTGGCCGAGTTGTTTCCGGATCCGAACTACCCCGGACTGATGGTGTGCAAGGACGACCTCGACGAATATGACCCGTACCGGCTTGCACCGAGGACCCCCGACCAGATTGTTTTGCCGTTCACACGGCCTGATGTAGATATCGCTACGGATCCAGCCGGCGTCATTACTGAAGACGGCGACGAGTTCCTCACCACTGAAGACGGCGAAAAATATTTGGAGTTTTAAATGGCAACTGTACCGAGCAATCTCATACCCACCAGACTCACCCAGCTACCTACGGCTCCGGTTGAAGCCACTGCGGCTACTAGCCAGATGGTGATAGTATACAACGGCAACACCTATCAGGTTACCGCTTCTGAAATCGTCAGCACCACCGGAGTGCCAACCTCACGGCAGGTGATTGCAGGTACAGGTATGGATGGCGGAGGAGCACTCGCGTCGGACGTCACGCTTTCTATTGCCCCTGGTGGAGTTGGAACGGTTGAACTCGACGAGACAGGCGTTTCCGCAGGAGAGTACGGTTCAGCCACTACCGTACCTGTATTCATTGTCGACGTTGACGGGCGTATCACTTCAGTCACCAACGCGCCGATAACCGTCAGCGGCTACGTGCCGACATCCCGTGAAGTCATTGCAGGAGACGGACTTGAAGGCGGAGGGGCACTCAACGATGACGTCACGCTTACGGTCGACCTCACAGACCTCATTCCGGAAAGTGTTTTCCAGAGCGGTTCAGCCGGCACTTCAACGGAAGTTTCCCGTGCTGACCACAAGCATCCGGCAATTAACCTTGCTGACGACGACGAGGTAGACGGACTGCTTGGCTTGGCGAGCGGAGGAACAGCTCGAAGCCTTGTGGCGGATGCCGGCGCAATAGTGTGGAGCGGTGCAGACGGGCTGTACGTCGGACCTGTTGGACTCTCCGGGCAGGTGCTTGTGTCGGGAGGGACAGGAGAGTACACGTGGGGTTCTGCACTTATTATGACTGACCAGCCGGCCAATGTGGTTTACGCAGGCCCAGCTAGCGGTCCGGACGCGCCGACATCGTTCCGTGCGCTCGTCAACGCAGACATCCCAACGACACTTGACGGAAAGACGCTGACCGATGCAACCATAACCGGAAGCACCGTCAACAGCACCGTTATCGGAGGTACTACTCCCGCCGCAGGGTCGTTCACCGCTGTGGAGTTCACCGGTCTATCAGGAACTGGTGCGGTCTCCGTCACCAACATTCTTGATGAGGACGACATGGTGAGCGACAGCCCGACTGCGCTCGTCACCCAGCAGTCCGTGAAAGCGTATGTCGATGCGCAGGTTCCCGCGCAGGATCTTGATTTTGCTGGGGACACCGGAACAGGGTCGATTGACCTCGACAGCCAGACGATGACTATTGCCGGCACGGCCAACGAAGTCGAAACCTCGGCTTCTGGACAAACCATTACTATCGGGCTACCTACCACCGTCGCAGTTACCACTGTCGACGTCACCAATCTTGAGGTCACGAATCTCAAAGCCAACGACGGCACGGCCGCAGGCACCATCGCCGACAGCACTGGCGTAGTGACGCTGGCGTCAACAGTCCTAACTACTGCAGACATCAATGGAGGCACGGTTGACGCCACCACAATAGGCGCGTCAACTCCCGCCGCAGGGTCGTTCACCGCCCTTGACGCCACCAATCTTGAGGTCACGAACCTAAAGGCAAAAGACGGTACTGCCGCAGGCACCATCGCCGACAGCACTGGCGTAGTGACCCTTGCTTCAGCAGTACTAACAACTACAGACATCAATGGAGGCACGGTTGACGCCACCACAATCGGGGCATCAACTCCCGCCGCAGGTACGTTTACTGATGTGGAGTTCACCGGTCTATCAGGAACTGGCGCGGTCTCCGTCACTAATATTCTTGATGAGGACGACATGGCGAGCGACAGCCCGACTGCTCTCGTCACCCAGCAGTCCGTTAAGGCGTACGCCCCCTCCAAGACAGGCACAGGGGCCAGCGGAACATGGGGTATTGCCATCACAGGTAACGCGGCGACAGCAACCTCGCTCGCCGGGGGCATTGCCAGTCAGGTGCCGTATCAGTCTGCCGCAGGCGTGACCGCGTTTGTCGCCAATGGCACAACAGGCCAAGTGCTTATATCAAACGGAGCCAGCGCTCCTGAATGGGGCAACGTCGACGGCGGAACATTTTGAACTATAAAACAGGAATGTAACAATGGCACAAAGCGGGTATACCCCAATTCAGCACTACAAATCCACGACACCCGCCGAGGTGCCTGTGGCCGGAAACCTTCTGCCCGGCGAACTCGCCATCAATATCGCCGACGGTGATATGGCGGTTTATGCGGAGAACGCTTCCGGCGTTGTCACGCGTCTCATCAACAACCCTGCTGGGCTGAAGTACCCTACGGCTGACGGAAC